GTTGTGGTATCTGGTGTTCGTGTGGAATGATCTGTCCACCTGGTGCAGTTACAACTACGTCAGCACATATAGATGCATAGGGTGAATTAGGATGGAACATAATACCAGCCTTCATAAGTTCACCACAATTTTTGAGACGTGCGATCTCAAAGTCTAATCTTTTGTTAGCAGTAGCTTGATTGACTGCTGCTGTTTGTGCTTCTGCTGCCAATCTACATCTCTTTTGCATACCCCTGTTAAGTGGTATCGAAAGCGTAGCAGAGAGACCTAAGTTGAAACTTTGGTTCGCCTTCATATCAGTACGTACAGGTTTATACCAAGTAGGTGTCATCTCACCACCAGTATCAATTATATCTGGTACACCATTAGCACCATCTACATCTTGAATGATGGTTATGTCTGATCCATCTGGGAACCATCTAACTTCTTCTCCAGCATCATTAGTATAGGTTCTATCGTCATACCAATCTTCCCAAGGATAGTTCTTGACATTAACATAAGTAGGAGTCATCTTACCACTTACGTCAGTATTGTTATATTGTGGTTCGTTATAAAAATCTTCCCAAGGATCTTTTCTTGAGTCAGCAAACTGAACATACGGTGTCATATTGAGAGTCGTACCTTGACACGATACCCCACCACCGTAGGTATTAGTGACGTATGGACCTTGTAAAACTTGTATTGCCTGGTTCGTGACCGAGCCCGAACTATTGGCTATAGGATTAGCAGTAGCACTAACACCACCTACACCTTGAGCTAGTGCTCCTATAGGTAAAGAATTAAAACCGAGAACCGCTGCTATTACTGCGTAAACACGCTTGTTGTGTCTGTGACGGATTCGATTGTGGTGACTCTCTGTATGAGAGTTTGGTTGGTCATGCCTGGGCCTTGATAACTCTGGGTGAATTGAAATGCCGCACCTGGAGTTGTCATTGTGTATGTACTTTGATTGGAGAGATCTAATGCATCGAAGGAAGATGTTACGCTTCCCGTGATAGCTCCTTCTCCAGTTCCTACTGAAGGATCTATTGTCACTGTTGATGTATTCACATTGGGGTTGAGTGCTTCTCCATTGTTTGAGATGCCTACCCCAGTCACGCTGTATTCCCATCCTGTTCTATAATCTACTGAATTTATGGTTTCCGTGACTGTAGATTCAGTCTCGGTATGACTCGTCATCGAGCCCTGTTGGAAGTTGGGGACCACAGGGACCGCCATAGCAGGTGCAGCACCGACACTTGCACTTACCACAGCAATCACATATGGGACATTCTTCAACTTCATCATCTTTCTTAAAAAGTTTAAGTAGATTAAACAAATCTTACCTCACGGTAATCTCTGATACAAATTGACCAGTAGCCGAAGTACCAGCTCCACCAGCCGTTAAAGTCATCACACCTGCCGAGGTTATAGTTCCTGCAAGGGTTCCTGCGACTCCACCAGATGACGTAAAGTTTGTGCCGTATGCAGGCATATCTGCTACAACACCACTAGCAACGTCGACACCAGTACCGATAGGATTTACTGCATCTCCTGAAGTGAAACTTTCGCTAAAGCTGAAAGCCGCACCTGCTGTGTTAATATCGTATACACCAGGATCTAACGTTGCAGCAGCAGTACCAGAAGGAGCTGCTAACTTACCAAAGTGATCATCTGCTGATGCCACTTTAATGTTATTACCACTTACAGTATATGTTGAACCCAGCCTTGTGCCAGAACTATAAGCTGCATCAACTGTTAGTTGAGTACTTGTAGTTAGTCTATGGACTAGATCAGCACGAGCTGCCATTGGTGTCATCCCAAGTAACATAACAATAGGTAGTAATTTCTTCATCTTTCTTGACATTGTTACCTGGAACTATATAGGTGTTTATAACCCCCATAAAATGTGCGGTAGATTACACTTCCAGAAATCTTAAGGTTGGTGTTAAATAGTAGTGTCGCCACAAAGGGACACACACTAAACCTAGCTTACTTAAGGAGGAACTATGACTTACTTAACAAAATATCACGCAGCAAATCTTCCAGAATTGATGGAGAAGATTACTCGTAACGGAATTGGGATGGATGATTATCTAAATAGATTTTGGGAATCAGATAACAAATCTAATTATCCACCATATAATTTAGTACAATTGAATAATCATGAGTCGAAACTCGAAGTCGCATTGGCAGGGTTCAAGAAAGATGAAGTCAAAGTCTATACGGAGTTTGGAAAATTATTTGTCGAAGGCATCAAAGAAGATAAAGAAGGAGATGTTGAGTATACACACAGGGGCTTGGCACAACGTTCATTCAAACGCACTTGGACACTCAGCGAAGATTGCGAAGTTCGACAGGTCGTATTTGCCGATGGACTCTTATCCATTGAATTGGGAAAAGTAGTTCCTGAGAAACATGCTCGTAAGGATTACTTGACAGCAGGTTAAATGTAGTTTAAGATACACTATATAATGAGCCACGATAGCGGATCCTAATGAAAAGGCTTATCGCATTTGCAGCACTTGCTGCCCTAATACCTGGTTGTGCCGAGGCACGGACTAGACTTTCGGGAGCAGGTGCTTCTTTTCCATCTAAAATATACAGTAGATGGTTCTCTGACTACGCAAAGTCAGGAGGTAACAGAGTAAACTACCAAGCAGTTGGTAGTGGCTCAGGTAGAAAAGCATTCTTAGATGAAACAGTAGACTTCGGTGCTTCCGATGATCCTATGAAGGATGCAGACATTGCTAAAGCAAAACGAGGTCTAGTCCAGATACCTATGACTGGAGGTACTATTGCCTTTGGTTATAATATGCCTGGTTGTGATTTAAAACTTACACAAGAGCAAGCAGTACAGGTTGCTATTGGTGAGATAAACAACTGGTCACAGGTTGGTTGTGATGACCATGCAATGACTTGGGGATATCGTTCTGATGGTTCGGGTACTACTGCATCATTTACTAGATCGATGAATGAGTTTAGTAAGAAGTGGAAACTTGGAGTTGCTAAATCAGTTGCTTGGCCTGTTGGCATAGGTAACAAAGGTAATGCTGGTGTTGCTGGCAACATTAGAAATCAAATTGGTTCTATTGGTTATGTTAATCAGTCCTACATTAAGGGTGAAGTTGTTGCTGCTGCCCTTGAGAATAAGAATGGTGACTTTGTTACACCATCAGTTGAGTCGGGTGCTTTGGCACTCAATGGTATTACACTCGATGAGAACCTCGCAGGGACAAACCCTAACCCTTCAGCAGAAGGTGCTTACCCCATTGCTACCCTTACTTGGGTACTTGCTTATGAAACTGGTAATGGTAACAAGACTGAAGCAGTGAAGGATACCTTGAGAACGTTACTCTCTACAGAGTATCAAGAGAAGGCATCTGTGCTAGGTTATGTACCACTCAGAGGTGACATCCTTGAGAAGTCTCGTGCTGCTGTTGAAAGAATTAGTAAGTAATGACTGCACCTACATTAACTGATCTGATATATCTAAAGAAAAATTATTTGACTAAGGATCAGTGTGAAATTATTATTAATGAATTTGAGGCAAGCTCACAAAAACCTGATCAGGAACATTGTGGGCATGCCTTTAATAATTTGGATGTATATTCTACCTTTAGAGTCAAGGAGTCTGAGGTAGGTACTGATAGTTTTAATATAATACATCAAACTATTGAGAATATAATTAATGAGTATCATGATTACCTTGATACTTTTAATGCCTTTCATGTTGCTAGGAGAGGTAGTATGTTACACCCTCATAAGTATCGTCTTATGAAATATGAGAAGGGTGCTTGGATACATCCTCATATAGATCATGATGTTACCATATATGGTAGTTGTACTATCAATTTAAATGATGAGTATGAAGGTGGTGACTTTGCGTTCTGGGGTGGCAAGCATAAATTGAAATTGGGGTTAGGTGATGTGATGATCTGGCCAGCAGATTTCTTTTGGGTACATGAGGTAGAAGAAATAACAGATGGTACTAGGTACTCTGCAAATACTTTTCTATGTTCTACACCAAAAACATTACCTGAAACTGTAAGATATAATGTGAGAGGTGTATGAAAACTATTGCTATTGTTGGTGGTGGTACTGCTGGATGGATTACTGCTCATCAATTTCTTAGAAAAATAAATCCAGAAATAAAAATAGTTGTAGTGTCTTCCTCACAAGTTCCTGTTATAGGAGTGGGTGAAGGAACTACAGGTCTTTTTACTGAGTTGATCCATGAACTGTTTGATGAGAAAGAATTTTTAAAAGAAACAGAATCTACTTATAAGATAGGTATTCGACATAGTGATTGGGATCAAGTAGGAAAATCTTTTTGGTCACCATTAGGTGATGAGTACTCTGGTGAGTCCTCCTTTCCTTCACCAGACTATGATGATGTTAGGGTGTGGCATATTGCTAATGGATTAGAGTATGATAAGTCATTCCAATCTCGTTTAATGGCAGAGAATAGACTTCATATTTCAAATGGTGAAAGTATATACACTAAGTTACATGAGGAACATGATGGATATAGTATACCTGTTGCATATCATTTAGATAGTCATAAGGTTGGGGAGTATTTAAAAAGGAAAGCATTAGAGAAATCTAATTGTTCTCATGTTGAAGGTAAAGTAGTAGCTCTCGCTCAAGATAAAGATGGTTCTATACATCACCTTGTCTTAGATGATGATAGAAAAGTTGAAGCTGATTTTTATATAGATTGTTCTGGGTTTTCTAGAATATTAATTAATAATATTACAGATAATAATTTTGTATCATATGATAATGATCTTTTAGTAGATAGTGCTTTAGTTTTTACTAGAGATTCTAATGATATTAAAAACTATACTCATGCTCATGCATTAAAGAATGGATGGATGTGGGAGATACCTACACAAACTAGGATGGGATGTGGATATACTTTTAGTAGTAAGTTTACTGATAAGGATAAGGCATATGATGAGTTAGGTGATGTGGAGATAAAAAAACATATCACATTTAACTCTGGAAGAATAGAAAATCATTGGTTTAAGAATGTATTATCAACAGGTCTTGCTAGTGGATTCGTTGAACCATTGGAAGCTATTTCTATTCATGCTACCATCTTACAGAATCAAGAGTTCTTAGATAATTATTTTAAACCTAGTTTAGATCTAAACTGTGATGCTATTCAGGAACAGTATAATGAAGATGTTAATTATATGTGGGATAATTTTAGAGACTTTCTTGTGTTCCATTACATTTCACATAGAAGAGATACTGATTTCTGGGTTGAATCTTCTAGTCCAGAAAGATGGAGTCCTAGATTAACTAGACTAATAAAAATATGGGGATGTAGAATGCCAAGGGTTACTGATTTTAAAATTGGTAAGAGTAATGATTTTCATTCTATGGGCAATCCATTATGGTATAACATTGCTATTGGTATGAACATGTTAGATCCATTACTTGCTTTACAAGAGTTGAATGACTATGGAATATATGATGCAACTGAAACTCATTGTAAAAATACATTTGATGCCATAGAGAAAGCACTACCATCGATGGTTAAGACAAACGATTATTATATGCATATATAATGTACAACAAAAGAGACCCAAGAGGTCTCTTTTTATATGGAGACTTAAATGAATGTCTATTTAAATTTAAAACCAAATAATCATGCTGGTGAATCTGACCTCTTGACAGTTGATGTACCTTCGAGTTATACTGAAGAACTATTACGCTATGTCAGACCTATTGCCGAAGAAAAAAATGTTCCTGAGTCACGAATACTCAAGGATATAATCAAAGAATCTATCAACGAAATACAAAGGAGAAATTATGAGCGTAAGAGTCGTAAGAACCAGAAGCGGTGATGACGTTATCTGTGATTTGTTTGAGGTTACTACTAAAGACGATACTGAAAAACCAGTTGCTTTTCAACTAGTTAATCCTTATTATCTTTATTTGGTTGATCCTAATCCTGATATTGAAATCGAAGGTGGTGGAGAAATAAATAAAATTTCTAAACCAGAAATAAAATTTGAACCTTTTGTTCCTTTCTGTAAGGAGGATAGGGTTATGGTTAAATTAGATGAGGTAGTCACTGCATATGAAACGCATGATGAAGTCATCACCAAGTACAATCAATTAGTGGAGGCTACACGTGGAAGAGGAGATGATTCAACAGCAGTTGAAAGTGATACTGCTGAAACAGAGATCGGAATATCTGTTAGGGAAGGTAACTGAACTAGATGAAGAACCTTCTATCCTTGTAGAAGGATGTTATGAGATAGTGTCTGATGAGGAGATCAAACCATTTCCTTCATTTACATCTCAACGTGATGTCTTCTTGACATCTGATACTATTATGAGTATACTAGATCCAAGTCAAAATTTGGTTGATCTATACGGCAAGAAATGAGTCAGTTCTACACCAACGTACAACTAGCTGGTGATACTATCCTCTATAGGGGATATCAAGATGGAACTCCAGTGCAGTTTCGTGGTAAATTTTCTCCTACATTATATGTTCCTTCTAAAAAGAAGGAGAAGTATAAGACACTTGATGGTAGATCAGTTGCTCCTATAGAGTTTACTACTGCCAGAGATGCTAGAGAATTTATTAAAACGTATGATGGTGTAGAAGGATTTGAAGTACATGGGTATGAGCGTTTTGTATATCAGTATATAAGGCGTGAGTTTCCAGGCGAGGTTGATTATAATATCAATCAGATGAAGATATTTGCATTGGACATTGAGGTTCAGTGTGAGAATGGTTTCCCTGATGTAGAAGCAGCAGCAGAAGAGATGCTTTCTATTACCATTAAAGATATGGTTACGAAAGAATTTTTTGTTTGGGCTGTTAGAGAGTTTGAAGTACCTGATGGTGTTAAGGCATTTATCTTTGACACTGAAAGGGATCTATTTAAATCCTTTATTGAGTGGTGGGTGCATAATACACCTGACATTCTTACAGGGTGGAACGTTAATCTATATGACGTACCTTATATTGCACGTCGTATCAATAGAATACTAGGTGAAAAATGGATGAGATCATTGTCACCTTGGAACCGAGCAAACGAGAGAGAAGTTTATGTACAAGGACGTAAAAATTATGCTTACGATGTGTCTGGGATTAACATTCTTGACTATCTCGACCTTTACCGTAAGTTTACTTATACTAACCAGGAATCATACAGACTTGATCACATCGCTTTTGTTGAACTGGGACAACGTAAGTTAGACCACAGTGAGTATGATAACTTTAAAGATTTTTATACTAGAGATTGGCAGAAGTTTATAGAGTACAACATCCAAGACGTTGAGTTGATCGACAAATTGGAAGATAAGATGAAGTTACTTGAGCTTGCCATAACTATGAGTTATGATGCTAAGGTGAACTTTGAAGATGTGTATTCCCAAGTTCGTATGTGGGATACCATCATTTATAATTACTTAAGTGATAAGAACATTGTTGTTCCACCACGAAAGGGATCTAAGAAAGACGAAAAATACGCAGGTGCTTATGTCAAGGAACCGAAACCAGGACGCTATGATTGGGTTGTCTCTTTTGACCTCAATAGTCTGTATCCTCATCTTATTATGCAGTACAATATCTCACCAGAAACCCTCTGGGAGACTCGACATTCCAGTGCGAGCGTTGAGAGGATCTTAAATCAAGAGATCGATTTTGATCTTTCTAAATTTTCTGTGTGTGCCAACGGTGCTCAGTATCGTAAGGACATACACGGATTCTTACCACAAATAATGCAGAAGATTTATGACGAACGTACGATATATAAGAAGAAAATGCTCCAAGCGAAGAGGGATAATGAAGTTCAGCCAAGTGCCGAACTACAAAAGTCTATTAGTAAATTCAATAACATCCAAATGGCTCGAAAGATCCAGCTCAATTCGGCTTATGGTGCCATTGGAAATCAGTACTTTAGATATTACAACTTGGCTAATGCTGAGGCGATTACTCTCAGTGGGCAGGTTAGCATCCGTTGGATTGAAAACAAAATGAATAAGTATCTAAACAAGATACTTAAAACAGAGGAGGAAGATTATGTTATTGCTAGTGATACTGATAGTATCTATCTCAACTTGGGTCCTCTGGTTGAGACTGTATACAAGGGGAGAGAGAAAACTGATAAGAGCGTTGTGTCGTTCCTTAATAAGGTCTGTGATCTGGAATTTGAAAAGTATATTGAGAGTTCTTACCAAGAATTGGCCACCTATGTCAACGCTTATGACCAAAAAATGATAATGAAGAGGGAGAACATTGCCAACAAAGGTATATGGACTGCCAAGAAACGTTACATCCTTAATGTATGGGACAGTGAGGGTGTTAGGTATGAGAAACCTAAACTTAAGATCATGGGTTTGGAGGCAGTTAAATCTTCTACTCCAAGTGCATGTAGAAATAAGATTAAGGAATGTCTGAATGTTATTATGAATGAGGATGAAGCATCAGCACAGAGATTCATCAAAGATTTTAGAGATAATTTCTCAGAGTTACCTGTTGAAGACATATCATTTCCCAGAGGATGTAATGGGATAAATAAGTGGGCGAATCCATCTGCTATCTACAGTAAAAGTACACCCATACATGTGCGTGGTGCCTTGCTGTATAACCATTACAACAAGAAGAACAAACTAACGCACAAGTATCCTCTTATACAAGATGGAGAAAAGATTAAGTTTGTGTATTTAAAGACCCCAAATAAAATAGGTGAGAACGTGATCAGTTATTTGAATACGTTCCCTCGTGAACTTGGGCTTGACAAATCAGTAGACTATGACCTACAATTTGAGAAGAGTTTCTTAGATCCTATAAAGGTCATATTAGATAAGATTGGATGGAAGTCAGAAAAAGTTGCTAACCTTGAATTTTTATTTGGATGACCACTTACATAGTCGAATACAAGAAAGCTTTTGGTGCTGGTGCTATGCCAGAGGAGAAAGAATTCTTTGATATCCTCGAAGCAGAATGGTTTGAAAGAGCCATGAAGCGAACCAATTACATTACTAAATTATATAAG